GAAGAAGAATGAAAAAATCTATTTGCAATATTTCTGTTTGTGATTTTAACGAATTTATTGATTGGTTACAAGCCCACGAAGACTATCCCAAATTGTATGCGCAGTTTTTGAGGGAGATGGAATACAGATGAAATTAGTATGCCGTAAATGTGGTTTAACTTGTAATGCTAGGACATTCGGCGAAGTTGAACTCTATCAAAGGATGACTTGCGGTGCTGGTGGAACACATAGGTTGGTGGGTGTACAATGAGCATTAAACACGTTAGAGTTGAATTGTTAGTGCATGAAAACGATATAGAAAGAATTATGAGTATTTTGAATACTGAATTTTTACATTACGGATTAAGAATTCATGTGGAAGGTGATGAATAATGCCGAGAAATAATCTACATTCTTTTACGTTAAGTACAGACGCAAGCAAAGCAGTCTATACAGTAAAACGCGGAAAGAAATCTAAGTTTGTTAGTGGGTGTATTGAATGGTACACGAGGTTTTATTGTAGTGATTGGACGGATGAAAATGGTAATTTATACAGAACAGGTCAAAATATCAAGCCCCGTATATTAGAACAAAGAATAAGTGAATTTATTGAAAATCATGAAAAATTGTTGGAGAGATATGCAAACTCCCAAAAATACATCTTAGAGTTAGAAAAATCTCAATCCTTTATATCTAAAATGCGTAAGAAATTCAAAAAATGACCTGTTTAGCCCCTAATTGAGGCACTTTTAGACAAAGTCTGGAATTGCTCCAGTGTCTCCCATTGCAACGGCAAGAACTACTGCAATTGCAAGGATAATTTTGACACAATCTTGCTGACTCATGTTTATTCCCCTTGTAATTCATTAATCATGCCTTTGATTAATCTAGCACCGCCAACAATTTGGCCAAATGTGCCATAAGACATTATTTTTGGAACGCCTGCCTCCGTCGCTGACTCTGCAAACTCTTGAGTTGTTGAACCTACAACTGCACCAACAACCCCGCCAATAGGCCCACCAAAATAAGTTCCAAGTCCCGCTCCAAAAGTACCCAAAGCAATATTTTCAACTTCGAACCAATCTGCTAAACCTTGGTCACTATATTCTGCCCAATCTTTAGGTAAAAATTTCTCAAGATAGCCTAATAATAATGTCAAAACTAACAATAGCCCGCCTGTTGTACCAAGTAAAGCAGTAAATGGAGAGACAACTCGGTTGACAGTGTAAGCAGTTACTGCAGTATCAACTAATTCGCGTTCTGTTTTACCTAGAACAATTTCGTGTCGAATTACTTGGTCTGGTTTGGGTTTTGGCATACCGCATCACTCAGGTATGTCATATTCATTCAATGCGTCAGCGGCGTCATTTGCTGATTCGTAATTTTGCGGGAGTTCTCGTAAAAATTGTCGGTAGTCCTTTTTGGCTTGACTCATTGTCAAATCCTTCAAAGCCCACCAATCAGTTAATGTCAATTGCGAATTGCGATGATAACGCACTTCTTCCCAAGTCACATCGATTTCTTCAACACGGCCATCATCATAAGTACAAATTCTTGCTATCATATTATCACTTTATCATAAACGTAGGTATTGGACGACCTAAACCAGTTAAATTAGTCCCATTTGTAACAGTAGAGGGTAAATTGTTATCATCTTCATCATTATGAATAATATTGTAATTTGTTTGTGAAGTTGTAGCACCAGCAAAATATCCAAAACCCGTCCCAGCAACAGAACTAGAATTTATTGTAATAGCACTAATACCAACCGCCACAGTTGCAGACCTAACAAACCCGATATAATACTGAGTTCCTCTTACTAAGGCAATCGTAGAACTAAAACTGGTTAATGCTTTATCCCCAGTGCTTGTTACGGCAATACTTGCAGAACCTAGTAATGTCTTAGGCACACCATTTTCCGAAGTGTAAATTCCAACTTTCAAATCACATGTAGAACCCGCAGCGGTGTTTATGTTGAATTTAATTTCACTTAAGTTTCCGGTAAAAGTCCCAACAAACGGATAGTACATTGAACCATCCCAAAAGGAAGTCCCAGCCAAACTAAGTTCCGAACCGTTTCCTGCCGTTATTTGTCCGGCTAAACTCGTATATCTACTGTAAGTGGTCGGGTCTACCAAAGGAAAACGGTCTGCTTCACTTGAACCACCTGATGAGGTTAAGCCATCCCAATTGCCTTTCACGGCTAATCTGGCAAGGTTAACAAGCACTATTCGCCTAAGTTCATCTTCTGCTCCCTGCTCAGCATAGATAGTTTTAGCCACTCCTTGAAAATCTGCAAAACTTAGATTCTCCAAGTCTACTGTCTTTAGCAATTCGTATATTCTTTTATCAGGTGTTGCGTCAGGTAATGGCATATTTAGACCCCCAATAATCCATCCCATTCGGCACGAACACATTCAGCGGCCAGTTTTACTAACACTAATCGTCTTAATTCGTCTTCATTGAGTGCCTCTACTGTAATTGGATTGCCAATTTCTGGCAATGTTTCACCCGATGCCATAGCACCCGATACTTGATTCAGTGTGAATCCTTTCAACAAAGCGTAGACTCTGGCTTCTCTAGCCTCTGCTGCTGGAAGTGGCATTCACTTTAACCCCATCATTAACAATACAAAACCAAAAAACCCGTTCATTTGCATTCCAGTTTGAGCCGGTAACGCTGTTGGCCCTTGTACGACATTAGAGCCACCAGTCGCAGGAGGGACGTAAGGTGCAATAGGTGGACTGTATGAAGGTGGTAAGGGTGTTGTAGGTGGTCTAGTGCCTGGGCGAGTGTATCCTGGGCGCGATTCAATCGGCATGTTGTCACATCACTTCAATTGTTTTTCTCGCATCTTACAGATACGTTCTATTGATTCTAAATCTTTAGTTGAAATGTATCCTACCATAAATAGGCGTTTTGCTTTGCCCATTATTTCTTTGAGTCTTCTCCGGCCTTGAGCCTTTGTCATCTTAGCCATTTAATCGCCTCATGCGTTAGTCAAGAATTGTGCCTTGTAGTTTAATGCAACTGGAATAGACTTTCCTGTAAATTGTGGTTGTTGTGTTTGAATGTCAGCAAAGCCAACTGAACCAACTACGTTACCCAGATTGTCTACAACGACAACGCCTGGGGTCTCGACTTTTGTACCGTCTACACTCTGGGCAAAGGCTTTGATAATTTTTTGTCCTTGTAGAGTATCGCCCAGCGAGTTGGAAGTCTGCAAATCTAGTAATTCGTTAGTTGCTGCTCCTGTTGGAGTTACTACGAAAATCCTTGACTGGCCTGCGCTGGTGTAAACACATAGAGATGCTTCACGGTCTGAGTTAGTGTTAGTCATAACTCGGACTTTGTCGCCCGCTTGTAACCTGATAGGAGCGCATAGTGCGTCCTGGAAATTGGAAAGGCCCTTTTTGGCGACAGGTATAATTGCAGCAACAAGCCCTTGACGTAGAATGTACGCATAAGAACAAATGTTGTCAGCCAATACAATTCCAGAGACGACTGTTTTGCCTGGTGCGTAATCACCAATTTGCTGTGCGCTTACAGTGTAGGCGGTATCTGTGGTCAAATCTGACTCTGTACCTTCTGCAATTTCTGCCTTAAGTGGAATGTTTGTCCCATCTGAACAAACTAAAACTCCGTTTACTGTGTTAGTTGCCATGATAATCACCTCAGAGTTTGATGCCGACTCCCAACGGCTTCATAATGTTGCGGTTTACGTTAGAAATTGGGCGGCGCATTAGTTTCTTGAATAGTTTGAAACCTACTCCGGTAGTAATTGAGGCAACTGCCATTGCTTGATAGTTACTCATTACGTTAGATTGCATCTGTCCGAATGCTACGTCTGGATGTGTAACTAATTCTGTCAACGATAGTGAGTTAGCACCTGTGTAAGCCATCATAGAAGTGTCTGTTGATTGTGCTATATCCGACTGGTCGGTGATAAATCCCCAAGGAGAATTTCCGAATACACCCGCGCTTAGAATAGATGCGTAAGCGTATGCCTCAGCCGCGTTCAATAGTGAAAATTGTTTAGGGCTTCTTCGCCTCTTACTCTTTGCTCTGCGTCTTGCCATACCTTACTTGGGGTCGTCTGAGGTAAATAATCCTTTTTCGTCTCTTCCGACTACTTTGGCCGGATTTTTAGCCATATTATCTTGAATTATCTGCATTAACATCATTTGCATTGGGTTTGGTGGCTCAATATCTCCTAATGGTAGGTTTTCTATTGTGTTTTTTAGTGCCATTGCTAACTTTTCATCTAGTTCTGCAATTCCTTGTTTGATTATGAAACCTGTAAACCTTAATTGTATCAAAATTCCGATAAAAATTGTCACTATACACGCGCCCGCGATTAGGGCTTCCTCAATCATACCCCATCCAACCCTCAACGCAACTTAATGGTTGTCCTGCCAGCCTTCCGCCGCATAATCTTCTTATTCAATGGGGTCGTCCGTAGTACAACCAGCGTAGGCTCTATTGCGAGAGTAGACGCAAATCAAAGATTTGCTCGCGGCGGTTGCGCTTTT